TACCGACTGTAGATCCTAGTTTACCAGACTCTATCAGACGACTCAAGGAGGATTGCGTCTGCTGCTCTCTGAGAGGCTCTCTAAGGGCATTTACGCCACGTAGGTACTCTGCTGCCGCATCATTGGGATCGAAGCTCTGGTAGGCTTCCTGAGAGCCCTGAAGCTGCCCTAGAAGTCCCTGCTGGAACTGTTCAAACTCAGGCGCTGCTGTTTCGATGTATTGACCTGTAAGAGGATCAAAACGAGTAGTTCCATATATATTACCAAATTCCATACCGCGAGGGGCACGGGCTTGTGATAATTGATTTACCGCACTCCCTGTATAACCACCATCAAAGTATTGACCATTATTTCCAGACACACTTGCCCCTCCACCTATACCACTATTATTACCACCGCCTGTACCTGCTGAATAACCACCAAAAGCATTACCGCCCCCACCACCACCCATACTGCCCATCATACCGCTTGATTGTGCTAGTTGTGATTTCATACCTTGAGGTAAACCAGCCCACTGTGATTCAGATATGTTCGATGGACGCATAGCGTTTAACTGTGCTTCATTAGGACGACCTTGACCACCGCCTATGTAGGCATTAGGTAGCTGGTTATCTAACTGAGGTTTACGAGCTAAAGATACTCTATCAGCCTCAGACATCATCTGCCAATCAGGGTTTGTTGACTCCTGTCGTAGATATTCTTGTCTGGCTTGATCATTCATACCGTACATAGTCTGTTGAGCAAAATCACCTAGAGGATCAAACTCATTGTAAGCACCTAACATACCACCAAAGTAGCTGTCTGTTCCTATTGCATTGCCTAACTCATCTAATAATTTACCTTTAAAACCACCTGTAATTCCATTCCCTAAACCTCTAAACATTGTGTCAGGGGCTGCGTCAGGGTAAAAAGCAGATCCTCCGCGAACATTAGTAAATTGAGTAGGGGCGTTAGCGTAAGTATTACCAGCTACATTAGGATTACCTTGAGGGCCTCCATACATAGGCCCTGTTTCTGTAGCAGCAGTTATTTGAGTTTGTGGAGAAATAGGGTTATTACCGCCCCAAGATAAACCAAATAAAGATTCAGACCTTTTTTGTTCTTGTAGTTTTTGGTTATAAGCTGCCTCTGCTGCTGCATTACTTGCTGCTGTTTGTTGTGCTGCTTGAACTGCCGCCATCTGCGCTGCTTTAGCTTGTGCTGCTTCTGCTGCTGCTATTTGCGCTTGCATATTCCTATTAGCCGTAGCCTGTGCTACTGCTGCTGCCTGTGCTGCTGCTTGACCGCCACCGCCCCCGTTATTATTGTTATTATTGTTATTACCACTACTGGTACGTGTCCCAATGGCGTTTCCATTACCCGACCTAACAGGATTACCGCTTCTATCAACTAATGCCATTATGCTGTCCTCTTCCAAAAGTAGACGACAACGTAAGGTTGTACGATATCATGTGTATGTGCTGCGTTACCGCCTGTAGATCCAGAAGCAGGGGCTCCAGCACCACCGTTAGTTGTAGCGTAGACATTTGCACTACCGTCACCACCGCCCAATGTCCAACCAGAAGCGTGAGTGTGGGCTGGTATCTCGCTGACTGACAGAGCGTGAGAATCAGTCTTAGAACCGCCTGTCTCTTCAACAGTATCAAAAGAAGCATCTGATATATCAATACCTATCAGTACCTTACCTGCACCAAAGGCAGTCCATGTACCTACACCTAACAAAGTAGCAGGGTTAGTCGCTACTACTGAGGTATAGACAGACCCTACTGGATAGGCAAGACCATTGACAATAGCTGCTGTAGGCGCTGCCGCAGTAATAGCAGTAGCAACAAAAGACGTAGTAGCTACTTTAGTTGTGTTGTCACCTGTAGTTGCTTTAGACGCACTAAATACTTCTAATGGATCTCCGTTTAAGTTTGCTTTGGAGTTAACTGCTGTTTGAACAGCTACAAATTCAGTATTAAAATCATCCCCTGAAACAACCTTAGCTGGATTAGAGTCTGCAAGCGCATCTTTACCCGACCACGCTACTTGTACTGTATAATTACTCATCGTATTTTGCCTTCTTTTGCTAGGACTGTCATGCTTTGAAGCGAGCCTTTAAATCCATTAATTAAATTTATCATTTCTATCTGGACTGTTTTAGCTGATTTACTCATGTTAACCTTATACTCTCTAGGAAAAAACAATGGAGAGTATTTAGAAGTTCCGAATAAGCTAGTGCTGGCTCCATAGACAGCCGTAGTTCCTGATGAAACAGGGGTTAAGTTAAACGTAGCTGAGTTACCCTGTGTAATGTTGTAGTCTCTAAACCATTTAACCGTAACGTCCTGTTCACGGCCTCCGTCTATAACACAAGAGAATTGTTTCAGTAGTTTAGCAGAGTGGGGAACACCAAAGTCCATCCAGACTGTCTTAAATGTAGTCTGGTAAGTCTTATATACGGCAGTAGAACCTGAGTAGTCTAGATCGTAATAGTTATCATACGTAGCTATCACACCATTAAAATTACTTGATCCTAGACCTAAATATAATTGACCAGTGCTTAACGATAAGAAAGACTTAGGGCTACGGTTTTTATCGAATAGCCACTTAGTAATTCTAGGGGTGTTGTCTGGGTTTATTACTTTAAAATCTAAGATGTACGTCTCATTAATTCCTGTAAAGGATAAGACATAATAACCACCTGATGTGTTATATTCTGATTTAATGTCGTCTGGATTAGACGATGTAATGTGTTTGATAATATCATTCTTGACATTCTTAGTCAAGTCTGTTAAGGGCATCTTGTCTTGGATCTTAGTACGATTAAGTGATCTAACACCATCCGCAGCTAAGAATAAAACATCATCACCAAAGGCTTGTATAGAATCTCTAGCGATACACCCTACACCTTGTATTACTTCATCTAAAGCAAAAGTAGTAGCACTAGGATCAAACGGATCATTATAGATGGCTATGTTGTTCTTACCGAATATAATCAACTTACCATTAAAAGATTCTAAGGCTACAATATCATCGTAACCCCAGACTGATTTCATGTTTAAAGCACCAGACCCTGTGCCTGTCCATTTATGATGTTCTAATGTCCGAGAGTACAGTATAGTTTGTTTATCTTCAGTAAATCCTGCCGCCCATAGACGACCGTACTGAGACAACATAGTAGAAGGATCAAAAGTAGTTATGTTTGTAGATGCTGAGTAATGAGCCGTGTCTTCTAAGTCTGACCATACTCCTGTGTCTGAAGTAAAGTGTATGGGCCTGTGTCCTGCTTGAACACCAATAGAGTCATCATCGTACTGTATCCACTGCCAGTTATCGCCTGTAATAGTCTGTGGAGTACCTGCAAATGTTTGTTCAGTATTTACTTGAGGCACAGCACTAGAGTTAATCTTCCAAATCTTATTGTTAGCTGAAGAGATTAAGTTAGCAGTGCCATTAGCATATTGATGCCAATGCATAGATTTAACTGGGTAGTTACCTACAGTAGCAGAGATAGCTTGAATACCCTTACGAGAAGTCAGACGACCCTCTGAGTTAATCATTATATTGTCTGCGTTAACTAACCACCTGTGATCTAGACTAGAGGCGTTAGCTTGAGTGTTTAACCCAAATACACCTACAGAGTCTAGAACTAAAGGGTTTAATTGCTTAGTTGGCATACCAAGTCATCTCCATCTGAGTCTTACCAGCATCAATCTGTACGGCTCTAGATAGAATGTTGACGTACTCTCCTGCGGCTACTGATACCTGAGTACCACCATCTTCACCACGTTCAGCTAGGGCTCTCATGTAAGCACCTAAGATAACTGCTTGCTCATTGACGTAACAGTGAGTCTCAGCTAACTGAAGCTTGTCTTGTGGCTTAACTACGTTAAAGTTAATTCGTCTTGTGTCATTAGGCAGAGGCCATACATCAACCACCATATCTAAGTTATCATCAATACCGTTAAAACCGTAAGAAGATGGCTCACCTTTAGCTATGTTAGCTGTAGGAAATACTCTAGTGTTTATGTCAGCACTAGACATTTGGTTTAAGATAGTACCTGTTGAAGTATCAATGACATCTAATACTTTAAAGTCTCTTCCTGCCCCTAAAAGGGAGTAAGACATAACACCATCACTTGTAGAGATAGCAGACGTAACACGTAATACTTGCCAATCCCAATAATGCTCTACTTCATACTTTGCATCATTGACAAAATCACCAACCATTTTATGATAGTCAGTAGGGCCGTTTGCTGAAGAAAGATTACCAGACCAATCAGTCATCTGATCTTCTCGTAATCTCCGCAGCACTTCATTTATAATATCTCTATAAATCATAATGTTCCTTCTTTAAAATATAACCAACAAGCAAAAGCACTTGCGCCTATAATCCACATCAGTTTCTTAACAACTGACTTACCTACTGAAAGGTAAAAACGATCATAGGCTTTCTGTGCAGCTAACTCAGCTATTTCATCTTTCTCTTGTTCTGTTAACTTACGCTCATTCATTTTACAAATTCCCTTTTATATAAACTAACACTTTACAAATTACCTTTTATATAAACTAACACACCAACAAATGCACCAATAAAAACTACAGTAAAGAATGTTATTATAAAACCTACTTCTAAATTACCCTGCAACTTTTTAGCCTTTACTCTTTTCTTAACTGCTGCAGCCTTTTGTTTCTTATAAAACTCATCTCTAAACTGGCAGTACTTATAGTAGCCTTGAAGAGATTGTTTGTTGAGCATAAACTCTAGTTCTTTTTCCTGACGTTCTATAGCTTGCTTTGCTTGGTAAGCACCTAGTACATCACCTGTACCAATGGAAGCTTTCTGCTGTATAGATTGACTTGCACTAAAGTATTTAGTTACAGCAGATCCAGCATCAGCAATCTCTTTGCCATTAGAAAGAGTTTGTTTGATAACTGCAAAGGCAGCATTAGCAATAGCTAACTCTGCTAACATACCCAAACCCTTTTTGTGTACTCTACGGGAATCCCGTATGGTTCTCTTGATGGTTGTACTACTAGGTACTCAGCGTTAACTCTGTTGACAGATGGTTCAATTAGTAAACCCTGTCCCATAGGCGCAAGGGCAGGAGCTACGTGAACTGGGTATATCTCTAAAGGACTAGAATTCATTATATACTCTCAATGTTTCGTATACAGAATGCTATAGTAGTTTTATCTTCAGTTTCTTTCTGAACTGCATAGCCAAGAATAGGATTCGTAACTAATCTATAGTCTAATTCTTTAGCTACTACCAGTAACTCCACTCTACACTTTTTAAGAGTTGGATAACTAGATACCATAACAGGCAGTGCAGGTTCTGTACTTACTGAAAGCATAGTAGCTACTACAAGAGCATACATTATGACTTAGGTTTTTTATGAGTTAGAGTCTTACTAGAGGCAGTATGCTTTGCACCTGTCATAAGTTTACCTGATGGATGCTTATGAGTTTTGCCTGTGTACTTCTTACCATTTGGTAAATAATGTAGGACGCTTTTCATAACTAGTATCCTTTTTTCTTTGGTTTCTTAGTAGGTTTTGATGGGGGACGACCTTTCGTAGTCCCATACGTGCCTTTGCCTTGAGGCATAGTTATTCTCCTTAATTAAACAATCGCTGCCCTAGCTGCTGCCCTAGCTGTAGTCACATCGGCTGGCACTGCTACACCTGTCTCAGCATGGCGTGTGATGTACCAATCGGTTGATGCTAAGTACCCTAGTGACTCGTTATTCAATACCTTTTGGGATGTAAGTTCTACAGGTACAGGTTGAGCATCTTTAACTACTTGCCAAGCATCAATAATAGATTGGTAAGCTGTAATTGAGGTTATTAATTCGTTTGCAGTGCCATCATTATATTCAACATGACCTGTGCTTGTGGCTGTATCAAACTGAATTGCATGAGTAGTTGATGAGATTGTGGACAGGTCTAAACTATTAAAACCTAATCCATCTATAACCACTGTTGAGTCTGGGTTTATAATTGATATTTTCATAATTAAGTCTTCATAATAAAGATTAGAGCAAAGTGAATAGGCTCTGATTGAGGATGGGTATGTGAACCACCACCGCCTGTAAAGCTAAACTGTGTGCCGTTTGAGTGAGAAGAGTTATTAGATACAATAGCTGTGTGAGCCGTATAACTACCACTTGCTCCGTTTGAACCCATACTGTGATTGTGTGAAGGCATTTCGGCTATAGATAATGTATGTGCGCCTGTAGTAGCCGAGCCACCTGTAGCCCCTGCTGCGGCTGCTGACTTAATAAACTTATCTGTTAGGTTTGGTGTTGAGTTATTACCATCACAAATAACCCAGCCTGATGGAATAGCACCTGCTGCTCCACTCCACATAGAGATGATTCCACTAGGTACACCCCCTGCTGTAATCGCAGAGGTGACTTCTGCTTGAGTAAACGTGACTTTATCAGCCGCTTCTCTTGTTGCACTTTTTGTCATCGTCTAATCTCCTGCGCTTTTATTGCGC